CCGACATCTTTTTTAAGCATTGTTGGATATATTAGATTGAACATCCGACTTAGTTCTCTTTGTATTTTCATTCTACCTTCTCTCCCCGCTTGGTCATTGTCTGTCAACACAATCAAGTCAGTCACTCCGCTTTTAATCAACAGCGATTTCTGCGAGTCAGACAAATCTTTACCAAACAGACCTACGCAGTTCTTTACGCCCGCTTCATACATTCTCCACACATCACCCTGCCCTTCAACTAAGAATAGTGCATGTTTATCTTTTGCTACAGACATGGCGTTGTCATAATTATATAAATAGTCTGTCTTTTTAAATCCCGTAGAGAAAAGATATTTAGGTTGAACAAAGTTTTTTACTGCTCTAGCAATATAACCAACCTCTTTATTCTCAAAGGTTACAGGTATGATAGCTCTATTCCACATCGCAGACGATTTATCTATACAATCTTTTACTCCAAAATGATCTAGAGTGTCTGGTAAAAACCCTCGCTTTTCAAAATAAAATGAATTATTTAATGTTTCTACGTCGCGGACATAATTATTGTTAGTTTTTTTATTCACATTTGTCCTAAATATCTTAACTATCTCTTCTAGTTCTGTTTTTTCAACTTTTGGTTCTACGTTCTTGTTATACTCTTTATTTATATTGTATAGTTGACAGATGAACCTAAGAGTATCAGAGAACGTTGCATCTTGCCTAAAAGCTCCAATAAAATTAAAAATATCTGTACCGAAGTCTTCGTGGCAATTATGAGTCCAACACTTCCAAGTCTTACGGTCTAATGATATGGATAGACCATTAGGGTTGTCGCCCCCATGAATAGGACACGGCATGAATATGCTACCGTTCTTGTTTTCGCACTCAATGTCTAGTTCTTCTAGTAATAGATCAATGTCATTGACAATGGTTTCTTTAACTTTGTTCAAATCAAGTTTTTGTTTTATCGTACTCATACCATAATAACCCACTGTTAGCAAGTGCATAGGAAAACCAAACAAAGGCGTGGGGGTAATCACGCTGCTTCAAATTACTATACGCCGTTATGATGTAGCATACGGTCGCAATCGACAATGGAATTATACTCATCTTAAATCATTTCTTTCGAGGTGACTTGCGTATTTTAAGAACTTCTCTTCCATGAGGTCGTAATAAATTACATTGCCTTCTACTCTTCTTCTAGCATATTTAGATACGGTTGTTAATCCGCTTTCATATACTTTAGTTACTTCAATTATTTCTTGATTCTTTGGAAACGGATATCTTTGTCCATGTTCAGGGCCGCCATTAAATACACCTTCATATTTATTCATTGCTGTCCTCGTCAAAAGGTAGTTCTGCACCTTCTATCGCATCAGTATCTCCGCATTTTAGAAACTCGTCTCTAGTTCTTAATTCTGTGAGTAGCGCATGTGCGCCGTCCATTCTAAGATTGATATAGTTTCCATCTTGCATACCGGGTCCATGACGAGACACAATAGGTACTAACTTTCTATTTCCGGCACGAGGACCGTCCTCTGCCGTTTCTTCTGCTGACTTCTCTTTAAATATAGAGAACGATGTACACAGCCAAATAAGTCTATCAGAACCGCTTACAGCGTCCGTAGATTCTTTAGTGATACCATCTCTATTTAGCTGCACAAATGCTAGACAAGCAAAGTCATACTTGACTGCTAGATTATGAAGGTTTGTAATTTGAAACCCAAGCGCTTGATACTCTTGAATATTTCCAGATATACCAGAGGACGACATAAGTTTAAGATAATCGTAAACTACAACACAATCGTTTGTTCTACCGTTTTCATCTGTTCCTACCTCTTGAATAACCCATCGTTTGATATGATTTAGAATATTTTCAAACGGTGCGCCAGCGACACTAACATATGTATAAGGTATGTTTTCAATTTCTTGTATTGCATTTTGAACTGCTATAAATTGTTCTTCATCTTCTGCAAATTTACCAGTTGAGATGTCGTTAATGGCAACACCACTAAGGCTTGATAAAATTCTATTGAGGTGATCTTCTTTGCTCATCTCTGTGTCAAGCATAAGGACAGGTACGCCCTTTCTTGCCACACTTATTGCAACGTTGTCACCAAAAACAGATTTACCAACCTTTGGTCTAGCAGAAACTAAGTCTACACACTTGCGTCGTAGGCCACCGCCAATAGCAGCATCGTATCTATCAAATCCGCTTGGTATACCAATCTGATCGCATTTATTTTCGATAAGAAAATCAACATACTCTTGTAACCCTTCGCCAATCTTTTCTGGTTTATCTCTAGTATCATCCTCTCTTAAAAAGTCTGTTACTGGACTTTCCAGTATAGAAATAATTTCATCTATATCTTCATCGCCATTTAGACTTTCTATATCGTTACCTATTTTAGTTGCTAGACTTTTTATCTTTCTAGCAAACTCAAACTTCTTTACTTGTGCAGCAAAGTGAATTACATTCTCTTTTTTGACGGGAAAATCCATCAAGCTTTTGATATATTGCAGCTCTTGTTTTGTCTGAATTGTTTCAGAAAATCCAAGTTGGTCAGCCGCAGATAATAGCGATGGCAAATCTACCGAGGCTTCTTTTGCAAGAATCTTTTCAATACACTTAAAAATAAGCTGGTTGTTCTGATTACAGAAACTATTATGATCAATTATTTCATTGATTTCAACATACGATTCTAGACCATATGCAAACAAGCCAGCAAGAACTGCTGTCTCTGCACCTTGGTCTCCCAATAATTTTTTCACTACCTTCTCCCGCAGCGATTGCAGCGATTGTGTTCACCGTAAATCAAACTTGGATTTTCCATGTATGTTTTACCGCAAATGCTACATTCTACTTCAACCTTAGTTGACTTCCCTCTGGTTCTATTGGCTCTCTTTCTGTTGTTAGACCATTCATCTTCTCCTTCGAGTTGAAACTGTCCGTCATCAACCCATTGGTTTTTCTTGGCTCTCACCGGAACTCTCCCTCTTTCTAATTCAGTTTTACTACTAGTTACGCGAAAATCTTCCTCCACAGTTGACTGCGGCTTTGAGGAAACCGCTTCCTCTTTTTGTTTTGTTTCTGGTAAACTATTCATAAGTTGGTCAAGCAAAGCTTGCTTCTGCTCAACAGTAAGATTTTTAAGTAGATCTTTATCTATCATTTCCTTTTGCCTTTTTCAAAAAGTATGTCAGCCTTTCTACGTATATTATACTCTCTAGTCTTGATATTTTCAAGTCTTCCTTGAGCAGTTAGTTTCCATTCGTTGATTTTATGTGCTAGGTCATCATTTCTGAGAATTGTTGCGACTTTAGTTTCATGTTTTGCGTATGTATCCCACACACCACTGGACAACAGTTCAGATATAATACTCTGTAATGAGTTTTCACACCAACGAATTACATTCTCGCATTGGGCGCGTTCTGTAGCGACATGATCTACATATTGCATAAGTTGATATGCATATCCAAAACATTCGTCTTGCGTTAATTTTTCTAGACTATCTAGTGATAAAGTTTCCGCCATAGCAAACTCTGCATTGAATTTGGTTGGCGTTATGTTTTTACCAGAAATATATCTATCAATACCATCTAAAAATTCTTTTAGTCTTTCAGCGGCTGTCAATTTGATTTCTCCAATCTTCTACGCTATCTGAATATTTAAGAACGATTAACTCTATACCGTTTAATTCACACCAATCTTCCTTTATAAAGTCTCTTTTATTAGATTGCAAGAAGCCCGCCATAGTTTTATGAAAGAATTTACAAAATTCATAATGCTGTCGCCCGTGAACTTCGATTCCTAGCATTAAACTTGGAATAAAGAAGTCTAGGAATAGTGCGGACTTTTTGCTTGGACACCTTGATCCCGGAAGTTTGACCTCTTCTAAAACTGTATAACCTCTGAACATATCGGTGAGCAATTCTCTTGCTAATATATGATACTTTGATTTAACAGTTTTGTCATTCTTTTTTACGATATATTTCTTTAAATTTATATTGTACTCGCGACCGTTTAGACCTACGACTTTCATAACACATTTCTTATTTCGTCATAAAGAAAACTTTGGATCTCTTCATTTTCTTCAATGAATCTACTTAGGTTTGACATCCCTTGGAACTTAAAGAACTTTTCTATTTCCTCTGGATTATCAATACAAACATTATTTTTATTTAGCAAAGATATAATTCTTTGATCTGTAGAGTTTATGGCGCATATGATTGTATACCAAGCACCAGCCTGTTTGATGAATGTAAGCTCGTTCGCTATTTCGCACAACTCTCTTGTCTCATCAATACCAACACCGTATTTAATATATGATACTGCGGTTGAATTTGGCTTTCCGCCAGCAGCAGAGGTTTTAACTACCCAGTTGGCAACTTGACCTACATCATGACCTGCTTCATCTGTCTCTTCCCACTTACCTCTATGCGTGATAACCATATTGGTTCCCGCCTGATATTGAAGCATGTTACCTGCGTCAGCCATCTTTGCTGGAGACCATCTAGACCCACCGGTATTTGCGATATTATGGGTAATGAAAATTAGAATTGCTTTGGTTCTAGCAACGTCATTGCTAATACGTTTGAAAAACATAGAGAGAAGTCTCGGTAGTTGCGCCCTAACGCCACCACGAACATCTCCGTCAAGTTCATCTTGCGGAACCATATTAGATACAGAGTCAATGATTGCTACAAAATCTGGCGTATTCTTAACATACGTCTCAATAGCATTAAGAAATGTTTCAGCGGACACTACAGGTTGATTGTCTGTCGCTTGCACAATTTTAATTTTATCTGAATCAAGACCCTTGATGCCCGTAAAGTTTTCTTTTGTCAGTCTACCTTCGGTGTTGAAGTAGAACACGTTTTTACCTGCTGCCTGCGCTTTAGCAGCGAAGTACAAAGAGGTCGTAGTCTTTCCGGTTTTAGGATCGCCAGTCATAACAACAACGCTACCTTCTCGCAATCCTCCTCCCAGTGCCAAGTCTAGTGCTGGTGATATTCCAATAGTATTAAAAGTTTGTAGGTCTTGTAATACTTTCGTTCCTTGTTCTACAATGTCTCCATACTTTGCAATGATTTGATTACTTACAATATCATCACTAAACTTAGCCTTCGCTTTCTTTTTTGCCATTCTTTAGTCCTCTTAATTTATTCAATCCAGATTTCTTACCGTAAGATTTCTTTCTGTTCTGTGGATCTTTCTTTATTTCTAATTCTTGAGTTTTATTTTGCTGCTCTTCAATTAATTTTAATTGCTTTTTTATTTCGGGTATTACCCTTTTGTTCTTTAGAGAGAACACTTTAGATAAGTAGGGAGAGTTGACTGCTCTGATAACAGCCGCCTCTCCATACTTTTTAATTAAAAAATTAGCAGTAAATAATTGTTGTTTAAACGTCCAATCCCAAGGTTTTTTATTCCAAAACTTATATGTTAGATTACCTTCGTTCTTATGTTCTGCTAAACGTAAACACATCATCTCTGCTAAATAAGCAGCGCAAGTACAATGATCTCCAGTTGACTGATGTTTGTATTTGCTTTTCTCAGTTCTTTTTCGTTTTGTCATAGAGTATTGCTTCTTCAAAGCAGTTTTCAATTGGGTCTTCATATTTATGCTCAACAATTAACTCTGGAGTTATGTACATTTTTTTATGAACTATACCGTCTTTAATAGTTCCGATTGTTATATAGCTTTTAGTTTTTTGGCCTATCTTACCCATTGCAGACCTAATAAGATAAATGCCTTGCACATTTTCTAAATCAATATTAACTTCATGTGATCTAAATTGCAATAGTAATTCATCTGGAAATAGCTGTTCGTTATCGCATCTTTTTTTAACGTC